CCAATCTGACCTGGTCGATGGATTTCGTCATGGACGCACTTTCCACCGGTCGCAGGATCAAGTGTCTTACCTGCGTCGATGATTTCACAAAGGAATGCCTGACGGTCACTGTTGCCTTTGGGATTTCAGGCGTTCAGGTCTCGCGTATTCTGGACAGCATTGCACTGTTTCGAGGCTATCCGGCGACGATAAGAACTGACCAGGGGCCGGAGTTCACTTGCCGTGCACTGGATCAATGGGCCTTTGAGCATGGTGTTGAGTTGCGCTTAATCCAGCCGGGCAAGCCAACGCAGAACGGATTTATTGAGAGCTTTAACGGACGATTTCGCGATGAATGCCTGAATGAGCACTGGTTCAGCGATATCGTTCACGCAAGGAAAATCATTAATGACTGGCGGCAGGATTATAACGAGTGTCGTCCACATTCAGCACTGAATTATCAGACGCCATCAGAGTTTGCAGCACGGTGGCGAAATGGAAAATGTGAAGGTAAACAGACCGACCTTACTAACTGACGGTTGTATCTAACTCTGGGGGCAGGTCACTGACTCCGTTGACAAGCTATGGCAATGCTAATAATTCCCGTGCCGACTCAATTCGAACTTCCGCTTATCGCTCAAAGCAGACCTTCATCCCATTAAGATTGTCCGCTCTGTGCCAAGAGCGGAATCTGGAACGCCAGAGGTAGCAACGTTTCTTATCAAAGGTGTTGATCACCACAAAAATGACTGTATCCCTGTGATAGCGGATTTCGTCCTTTGTGGAGAAAAGATCAATCTAAACATGAGCATGGGTTAGCGAAAAGTGGCATTAAACGCTTGAACATTTCACCTAACAAGTATACTGTTTATTTATACAGTACTTGCGTGAGGAGCTAGTTATGAAAGTGGAAATCACAATTGATCGCCAAAAAAATTGCCGGATGGCGCTGTGCCTGCTCTGGAGAAGGAGCTACTGCGGCGATTGGATCAAAACTTTAATAACTGCAGTCTTGTGATTCGTCGGGCCAGCTCTGATAGGTTGACCGTGCTTGGTGGAATGGACGGAGATAAAAACGTGTAGAGGAAATCCTGCAGGACACCAGGGAAAGCGCTGATGACTGGTTCTGTTAAGTTGAGGTCCAGTGCTTGCCTGGTTTATTTTGAGGATTTTGCTGTGAGTAAAAAACAAGAAATGCCGAACACCGGCTACGCAATAATCAGATGCGACGATGGTGTGATCGTTGCCCGTCTGACATCCTTTCCTGTATGTGAGCGCGCTTTGATGTACCGGCGCGGCGATACTGTTTCGTTTATGCCTCTGCAGCCGGATGAGATCGTGGGGACTCTCTCTCTTTTTTCACAGATGATTGAAAAGGCTAAGTCTGGAGTTGGTTACCAGGTTCCCCCTGGTTCTGTTACAATCCCGTCATAGGCCTGAACAACCTATACCTGCTGCGTCACGGAGAGAAGCCATGACGCAAACAACCGAAGTATCAAAATCCCACCAGACTGGTGCTCCTTCAACGAGCGCCGGTTTACTCTCGTCTTCGAAACTCACTTTTCGACAGCAGGAAGTTTTCGATCTGCTGGTCGCCTACATCAATCAGCATGGCTACCCACCTACGCTATCTGAGCTGGCCGATATGCTCGGCGTTAGCTCGTCTAATGCTGTCCTGTTGCATCTGCGTGCGTTAGAGAGAAAAAATTTTATAAAACTCTCTCGCCGTGTCTCCAGAGGAATTTCCATCGTCGGGCGAAAGGAGCCTGTGCTCGCCGTGCAGCTGCTGCAGGAAATGATCGCTGAAGAACCCGGTGCGCGTGAAAGAGCGATTGAGTTTTTGCGACTGTTCGGTGATCAGCCATGAAGAAAAGTTGGTTTTTACACGAGCAACTTTCAGAGGCTGAGGCTACAGAGCTGGTGGAGCAATACCGTAAAAATAACTGTGTGGTTGAGAAAAGCTTGTCCAGAGACTTTGCATCGTGGGAGATCCGCGTGCTGTTGCCGGAATCGAAGAAGCCGCCACGGATTGACATGACCTACATACAGAAGATGTGGAGGGACTGATGCGAGCTTTGCTTAACGTGGATATTGCACGCCATCTTGGAATTGTGCTGCTTAAGCCAGGTAGTGAATTAATGCCGTTATTCGGTGCCGGCCGAGTTCTTGTTGAAATACCGCCGGCAAGCATGAAAAAGATACCCAGTGGACGTCTTCCTGATGCCCGGCAGCCGTTGCGGGATGATATGGGGATCAGACCTTTTTTCATGAAGAAGGCAGTTATCACTGCAGCTGGTGGGGTTAGTGCCCTCGAGTCATGGTTGCGTAGGCAGGTTAAAAACTGTCAGTGGACACATTCCGATTACCATCACCATGAGCTCGTCCCGTTTCGCCATTCGACGGGTGTAATAATCGCATGCTGGCACTGTGATAATGAGCTGAAAAACCAAACGGAACAAACCCTCAATCAACTGGTAGGTGTTAACAACGCTGACTGGGTAATCGACACTGCCCGCATCGCGCTTGGTCTGGACGCTCAGCGCTCATTGTCACTGGCGGAGCTATGCTGGTGGGCGGTAGGCGCCGGGATTGGCGATGAAATTACAGAAGAAATGGCGCGCCGATCCCTGCGTATTAAAGACGATGGCATTAAATCGGTTTACAGGGAGAGTGAGATTGTTCCGTCGGTACCGGCCACCAGTATTCTTTCTCCCCGTCTCGAAAAAACAATCAAGCCAACGGCAATAACAACGCCGGGCAAACCTCTGGTTCCTGTGAACGTCGATCCTGTTGCTCCGGCGACACTATTCGCGAGACCTAAGCGGAGCCGATGGTTATCAGCGGACTTTATCTCATGGGTTAAAAAACAGCCGTGTATGTGCTGTGGGCAGCCTGCAGATGATGCACATCATCTTATTGGCTGGGGGCAGGGCGGCGTAGGCACCAAGGCCCACGATATTTTTACGATCCCATTATGCCGCAAGCACCACCGTGCTTTGCACCATGACCCTGCCGCTTTTGAGCGTGAATACGGCACCCAGCCGGTATTGATTATTAAATTGCTGGACCGGGCATACGCGCTCGGCGTTCTGGCGTAGTAAGGAGAGGAACAGAATGACACCACGTCAACGCCGTCTACACCGTGCAGGATTAGAAACTGTGGCCGCCGCCCCGCGCAAAGGCTGGCTGGGCCGATTCACTCCCCTTAATGGCATTCAGTCCGCCTGGATAAAATCTCTGCTTACTGTATGGGGAGAAGGTATGAGAGGAGGTGCGGCCCCGCGCAAACCATCAGGACATTCATGCTGGCGAGGTATGAAGGGTGATCACTGGTCAGATAGAGCATTAGAGCGCTTTACGGCAGCAATCGAGCAGGCAAGGAGTGAAGGCTATCGCGGGCGGCAGGCACTAAGCAGGGCGCATGCCATTTTGTGGCCAAAACCTCCAACTGTCGCCATTGACGCTGCGATCACTGAGGATGATGTTGAATTTGTTGAACGATGTGTACTGGCGATATTTGAAACGGGTGATCCTGTTTATCTCGTTGGCGTTAACTATTACACCACCCGCAAAAAAATCTCAGACATAACACGGGAAATACAGCTGGTGGCTCCATGGTTAACAGACAGTGAGGCCCGGAAAAGAGTGCGCTGGTGCCTTGAAATATTCAGAGCAAAAGCTTTCCTTTCTGTTCATAAGGCGATTCATGCGGATTAGCAAAAAGTGCTATGTTGCCTTTTTGGTATTGAAAATGGGCCAGAAAGTTAGATAATTCCTTCATGCTTGGCAGAGCTGCGCCACTCGGCAGCGACAAAAAGCGACAATCTGAATATAACGAAAACCCCGCCCGTGCGGGGTTTTTGCTTTCCGGCGATACGACAGGGGTATTCGCGAGATGCGCTGCATCAATACCCCTGTCATATCGTCGTATTGCATACGCAATCTCACATGCTTCAGCATTCACTGAGGATTTTTAGTGATTTTTTTGAAGATCTCTAGGGTTTCGGTTGTTAACTGATCATGTTCGCTAAAGTAACTGTCACATGCTGCCTGCTTTTGAGCAGGGGATAGATTAGGGTTGCTTGTTAATTCAGCAGTTTTAGCTGCTATTTCTGCCAAACGTTCAAAAATCTCTGAAATTCTTTGGTTATCAGTAGATAGCATTTTACTTACCTCGTATTTACCTGATATCAGTGAGTGCTACATTGAGTCAGGGCTTCGCAATAGCTTTAAGTATTAGAATGTATAAAATTTAAGTGGGCGCTGTTGGCTTATATTATGGCAGAGGCGCTGGCGGTATGGTCAGATATTGACACTTTGAATGTTTGCATCATAAATTATCGAGGTGGTGAATCCCCCTATGCGGAGGGGCGACCAGTCAGTTACAGAAACCTGTAAATGCAGCGCGGGCCATGCCGACTGGGGCATGCTCACCGGGAGGCACCCGGCACCACACTAATGCCTTAACATAGTGACTGTAATGACAAAAGCCTTGCTCTTTTTGTCTGTCAGGTTATGGTTAACGAACGTAACGGTAAAAAAAGAAGGCTTTCCTGGTAAATCGGTAGCTCGGACTATTAGGTGCACCTTCCTTTCGTTACAGCCTTGGTTGCCAACTTTCTTCCCGCTTCTCTAAGCGGGTTTTTTTGTTCATAATCTAGCCTAAGCACTACTTGGGCTTTTCACATCAGTAATCAGGTCATGGTAATTGGATTACAGCGTGCTGTACTTCACGTTTAATCTCATACGCACAAGATTCGCACCAGACTGCGGTTTTAGCTCAACAGCTTGAGCGCTTTAACGGTAAATTGAACATCACAAGCGAGAGCACTTATAGATTAAGGCAGTTCTTTGTTCCCAAAGGTGGTAGCAAAAAAACAGGGGAATGTTTACGTATCACTACCCCTGCTTCTTGAAAAGTGGATAACCGTTAATATCTTTTTTTGAAAGTTTTTTTATATCCGCGTCTTTCTTTGATGTAAGACATCAGTGAACCCACTGCAACTAAAAGAAGAACAACAGCTAACGCTAGCATCATTATGGTTGTCATGTGAGCTTATCCTCTGAAAGACTATGGATATTGTGGTTCGCGTGAGGCGTAGTGTGCGAGTTAAGTGAGAAAATTCCTAACAGTATTTATTTCTTAATTTGATAACAGATATGAAAATTTATTGTTGTTTTTGTAATGATTAAATATGCAGTGATTAATTATTGCCCGCTAGGTTATACAGTTTCCGAAAGATGTATTTTACTGGTTACATTGAATTGACCAGGCGCATATCGTGTAGCTAATGTGGGTGTGTGGTGAATCCCCCTGTGCGGTGGGGCGACCAGTCAATTTTTTCTTTGAGCACACACGCGGGTCTGTTGACTGGGGCAGACTTACCGGGAGGCACCCGGCACCACACATACTGCATAACCCCCTAAAGGCCTTCCATTGCGGCAGGCCTTTTATCTTGCCGATGCCAGAACGTTAATTTTCTGCCAGTAAGCCGAGACCCGTCTAACAGGTATTCATCGGCCGCATTGCCTAATGGGCTTACTTCTCTAATCTATACGAGCGCAGCAGTGGATGCATTACCAGAGATTATGATGATGTAAAGCCTAAGCGGTGGGAAGTTTGTCTTGAGTGAAAATCTTACTACAGTGAGGGCACATCAGCGCAGAGCCTTTCTGGACTCGGGTGTAACTATGTTCTGATTGGTTGGTGCAGCTAGGGCAGGTACATTTGATGAGGTAGTTGCGATTGTTTTTTGAGTTTTTGCGTTGTTGCATATGATATTTCCTAATGAATGGTCCGCAACAATACACTATCCCCGGGCACATAGCTCGCGTTGAATTATCTAGCCACCTATTCAGGGTGGTTTTTTCATTTTCAGGTACCTGGAATCATCATTGATAAGATTTCCTCCTGCCGGTCCTGAACCTTATCAAACACAAAGCACCCCGTTAACCCGGAGGTGAACCTATGGCAAAGCATATGCAAGACAAAGAAAGCATGGCCGGAATCACCTGGCTGGCTCTGCTGATCATTGCTGGTTGGGGCGGCCTTGTCCGATTCCTGATGGATGTGAAGCAGGGCAAAGCAAAATGGAGCTGGATAAATGCTTTTGCGCAAATTGTGGTTTCGGCTTTTACCGGGGTCATTGGTGGGCTCATCAGCATTGAAAGTGGCCTGAGTATTTACATGATACTGGCCACTGCCGGTGTCAGTGGTGCTATGGGTTCCGTAGCGCTTACATATTTCTGGGAACGAATCACCGGAATGAAAGCACAATGAAAGTAGACCAAATTATTGAAGGCATCCTCGGAAAAGAAGGTGGGTATGTCGATCACCCTTCTGATAAAGGCGGGCCAACCCGCTGGGGCATCACACAGACCACAGCTCGCGCGCATGGCTACACCGGTGATATGCGAGAGCTGCCTAGGGAAACAGCAAAGCAAATCCTGCTGAGTGATTACTGGATCGGACCCCGGTTTGACCAGGTGGCAAGTTTATCTACGTTACTGGCAGATGAGCTTTGCGACACTGGGGTGAACATGGGGCCATCGGTTGCAAGTAAGTTTTTCCAGCGCTGGCTCACTGCCCTGAATATGCGCGGGAAGCTGTATCCCGATCTGAGCCCGGATGGAGCCATTGGTCCCCGAACCATCACCGCGCTTAAGGGATATCTTTCTGCCCGCGGAAAAGAAGGCGAGCAGGTGCTGCTTAGAGCACTGAACTGCAGCCAGGGGGCCAGATACCTCGAACTGGCGGAGGGCCGCGAAGCCAACGAGGATTTTCTTTACGGTTGGGTTAAGGAGCGTGTGTTGTGAAGATGATAATTTTCGCTTTGCTCGTGCTGGTGGCTGTGCTCGTTCTGTTACTTCTACGCAAATATACTCGGCTGGAGTTCGTTGGCCATGCCAGCCTGCTGCAGAAAACGTGGTCTGTAAAACTGGGGGCTATCGGTGCGCTGGTTGGCGTGTGGGCGCAGTCGTTCCCAGATGCTGCCCTGCGCGCTTGGACCATTCTACCGCCGGACCTCAAAAACATCCTCCCCCCAAACATCGTTGCACTAATTAGCCCAGCGCTGGTAGTACTGGCGGTGCTATCGCAATACGTAAGCCAGCCAGCATTGAAAGATAAGGCTGACGAACTGAAGGAGCCGCAGCAATGAGCTTCGAAATTATTGCAGGTCTTGTGGTTGTTATTCTGGGCGCTATCGCTGGCGCGTTCTGCATCGGCCATGCTCGCGGAACCAGTAAGGCAGAAGCCAAAGCTGATCAGCAGCGTACCGAAGAAAACGCAGCCGCAAGCGTCGCAGCGGCAGAACGTAAGGCGGAAGCTACGAAAGAGGCCAGTAATGTTGAAGAGAGCGTTAAGCGTATGGCTAATGACGATGTTGATCGGGAGCTGCGTAAGTACTTCACCCGCCCCGGTAGTCGTTGATACAGCCTGCTACTGGGTTCGCATTATCTACCTGACCGATCATGATATCGATGTGCTGGATAAGCAGACAAAGCGCGACATTCTGACGCACAACAAATCAGCGCAGGCTAACTGTCCGCATTTAACAGAAAAGGGTTCGAAATTAGCGAAGCTAAACCGCAGGTCGGCAACACCATAAAGGGATATCGCACTTTAACTCCCGGCGACATTGACCGGATGAATCGCCTTAAGGACGTCAGCCGTCATTTTTGCAGTCTGCTGGATAACAGAACTGATGCTTACCCCTGATTCATTAGTGTCTTCATGCTAATCATATGCTTTTTGTGATAGAAGTGGCCAAATTCGTTAAATGCAGTAAAATGCTGTGCGCTATAATTCAGCGACGGAGTATGAGGGGGGAAGTTATGAGAGATCAAGATGTTAGGGCTGCGGTTCATCAGAAGCTTCTTAAAGAGTCGCATTTAGATCCTGATTGTCTTGTGATCGATGAGTTTTCCATATCCCTTGGTGCCAGCAGAGCAGATATAGCGGTAGTTAACGGCGTTCTTCACGGTTATGAACTGAAAAGTGAATATGATTCTTTGGAACGGTTGCCGCTACAAATCAAGCATTATTCTGCCGTTATGGACAAGGTTACTCTCGTTGTAGCAGATAAGCATCTGGACGGAGCGCTTGAGTTAATACCTAGCTGGTGGGGGGTGAAGACCGTATCAGTAGGGCCAAAGGGGGCGATTCGCATCAAGCATATGCGTGCCGAAAAGCTCAATCGGAATTACGATTCCTTGATGCTCGCTCAGTTGTTATGGAGAGATGAGTGTATTGACGTTCTAGAGCGTTGGGGCCGTTCTAAAGGTTTTAAAAGCAAGCCCCGATTTGAGTTATGGAATGTCGTCGCCGATTTTATACCCGTTGCAGATCTTCGACTTGAAGTCAGAACTGCATTAAAGAATCGGATCGACTGGAAGGTTAGGGTCTAGCCGGAATAGACTGTGACAATAGATTTAACTGTCTAACAACCAGCGTAAGATGGTGTATATGGGCTACTTTACGCCAATCTTTAGAACCCCCTGATTTATTAATACCAGCAGCCCTATCGTATATGTACTGGTCTCCCAAACTGAAGCCTGGGCCAAATGCTTGGTATTCAGCCGAATTGACTAGGATAGAACAAAGATTTTTAGTTTGGCTCCACCCATTTCCCTTAACTGCTGTACCTTTTACAAAAATCCATGAAGTATCATTCGAATATCTTACTGCAACATATTGAGACATGAATCGTGGATCTACGCTCGTTATGGTAGCACTTGCTGTTGGATAATCACTGAAACACGGTGTCCTGCCATTGATAGAATTTTTTCACTACATATAACCAGAGATCGTATTCGTGTCGTGGAATATGATGGACTACATGCTGAGGAATTCCCGTCTGCGAGCTGGGGTAAGAGGTTGAAGATAAGATTAATGTTCTCCAAGGTGCTTGTCCTGAAAGAGAACTAATAACGGCTAAGGCTTGTTGTTTTAAGCTATCATTAGCACTTTGGATATCGCCATAATCTACAATGATGTCAATCAAGTTAGGAGGAAGGTTTAACTGATTTAGCAAGTGTGCAAACAAGTGCCATGTTTGGGGGCTAAGTGAAATAGCAACACCATTAGATATGTTTCGCTGAACAGCATGTATGTAGTTTGCAGTGGATGCAGGAGAAACAACTGGCACAATTTCCTTTCCGTACGCCCTGGCGTCGTTAATGCACATATCTAAAGGATGATTGCGACTTGAACCATGTTTATCCAGATACTTCAGGTCTAACAAAACTGGACGTATAGGAGTCCAGGATGCTGCGAGATTAGCACCGAAGTCAGATAAATAGCTGCTTAACGATTTTTTATAACAGTCATTTTCGTAGTCCCAGTCAATATCAAGAATGGTGAGGATAGGGGTGAAACCAGAGATTATTGTCTGATCTAACTGCATCAGAGATTCATACTCAGCAGGTTTCCATCTTAGCTGTGGGTAGTAATGATGAAGACTCATTAAAGCTCCTTTTTTTGGAAATTTTAACGTAAAGCAGGGATTGCAAGAATTTTATACCTCTGAAAATGCCAGTAAAAATTGAGCTAAATCTAAGTTTATAAAGTTGCTTGTTAAGTGAAAGAGATGATGTATCAGAAATTTATATGACCCGCTCCCCGTTGATTAATACACCACGATAAGCGGGGCTTTTTTATTCGCAAAAGGTACCGCGATGAAGAACTTAAAAAATTGCATATGTAGACGAGAAGCTGGTGGCGATTGAGTGTGACGGTTTGTCATGCACATCGCTGCCAGTTTCAGATTCTCCCCTCGACAGTACCGCTTTAACTCTCCCTCAATTCATGCTCAAGGATGTCTATGCCACCACGAGCTAAACGACCTTGCCGGCACAGAGGATGCGCGGCTGTGACGAATGATGTCAGTGGGTATTGTGAGATCCACCGGCAGCAACATGCTGGCGACGGCTGGCGCAACTACCAGGGTGGGAAAAGCCGGCATGAAAGGGGCTACGGTCACTTCTGGGTAATCCTTCGAGCCAGAATCCTCCAGCGCGATAAATATCTATGCCAAAACTGCCGGAGTCATGGCATCGCCACGAAAGCCACAAGTGTCGACCACATTATTCCCAAAGCTCATGGCGGTACCGACGACGATTCCAATCTGGGGTCGTTGTGCTGGTCCTGCCATAGAGCGAAAACAGCAACAGAGAGAACCCGATGAAGAGTTTTAAAATTGAATACATTGGTGGCGTTTTGACCGTTCTGGAGACGGATGGTCAGTCACGAATGAATGAAGCCGTGCATGGCATCCATTTTGAGCATGTCCAGGGAGGCCGCCCACTGCTGAAACTGACTATTGCGCATGATATTGCACCGACACCGGCTGCTGAGTCGGCTCCGGAACCTTTAGAGGGTGAGTTGGTACATGAGCAACAATCTCCGCCTCCCGGCGGTCGCCGTTCCCGCCGTCGTCGTGGAGGTAAGCAATGATGTATCAACGCACGGATCTGACGCTTTCTATGTTCTATGCATCCAGCGCTGATGCAGACGGGAACAAAGTGGCTACGTTGACGATGCAGGTAATTGCGGCAGAGGCTGGAGCCGTCCAGACCAGCCAGCTGCGATGTATCACCGATAGCGCAAAGAAAAAAACGTATAGCGTAGGTGAACAATCAGTCAGTAATGGTTCCGATCCGTTGCTGGTCGCGATTGAGAATTACTGGCGTCAGAGTACGGATGTCGTCGTTAAAGGATTGATCGCCGAGGTGACCGACTTCATCGCAGGGAACATCAACTCAGTCAGCACCTGGATCGGTCAGTTTGGGATGAAGGTGTTCGAGAACCAGCCATTAGATGAACGGCTACCAGAAAGCGTACTGCAGGCCGATGGAGGATCTGCTACCGCGACAGGATCCTGACCGCCGGTATAACAACTGGTGTTCATTGAACGTCTGAGATATGCCGGCCCACGCAATGCGAACCGTATTCGCCACCGGAGTAGCAGGAATGACGACCTCCATCTCGACTGAGGCAGCTGCAGCCAGGGGGTAGGGGGGAGCAAATCCCTGACCCTTTCGCGCTTCGGGACTGCCCGTTGAAGTCTATTTTTACACGCCAGAAATAAGAAACTTTTTTTCCGGAAGGTTTCATCTATCAAAGGAACGTTTATGGCCGGAGGAATTCGATCGTCCGGTGGTGGCCGAAAACCCACTTTACCCACCGGGCAAAAAAGCAAATTAACACGTATTGCGCCTCCCGCTGAGTTAATGGGGGAGGCGGCAATAAGAATGTGGAAGACGCAAAGCAAAATACTCATCGACCGAGGGGTGTTTGAGCTGGAGGACGCACCTTTGTTGCTGGCTTACTGCAATGCTTTTCATCTGATGCTCGAAGCCGAAAAAATGCTGGCCAGCGGACTGACCTCAGAAAGTGAAATGGGGGGCTTGAAAAAACACCCTGCAGTTAATGTCCGGAATGACTCGGTTTCCCAGCTTGCCCGCCTCGGCTCTCTGTTGGGGTTAGATCCGCTCAGTCGTCTTCGCATGACCAGCGGACAAAAGGATCCGGACGATGACGGGAATGAATTCGATGAGTTTGACTGATGGCTACCTATCCGAACGTCAATGCGGCGAACCAGTATGCGCGGGATATCGTTGGCGGGAAGATTCTGGCGTGTCAGTTAACGGTACTTGCCTGTCAGCGACATCTGGACGACCTCGAACGAGCAAAGGATCCCCACTGGCCCTACCGCTTCGATAAAAACAAAGCAGAACGATTTCTTCGTTTTGCCCAGAAAATGCCTCATACCTCAGGGGAATGGGCCCGGCGTAAACTCCGGATTGAATTTGAAGCCTGGCAGAAGTTCGCTCTTGGCGTACCGTTTGGATGGGTAAACAAGAAGACAGGCCTGCGTCGTTTCTCTGAAATCTATATCGAGGTGCCCAGGAAGAACGGGAAATCCGCTATTGCCGCTGCTGTAGGAAATTATATGTTTTGTGCAGATGGCGAGCATGGTGCAGAAGTCTATTGCGGCGCCACGACTGAAAAACAGGCATGGAAGGTATTTTCTCCGGCGCTGCAAATGGTGAAAAAGCTGCCGGCATTGCGGCAAAAATTCTCGATAAAACCTTGGGCAAAAAAATGACGCGCCCTGACGGTTCGGTTTTTGCGCCTGTGATCGGTGACCCGGGGGATGGTGATTCGCCATCATGCGCCATCATTGATGAATATCACGAACATACTACTGATGCGCTTTACACTACCATGACCACCGGTATGGGGGCTCGTGAACAACCGATGACACTGATCATCACCACCGCCGGCTATGACATTACATCCCCTTGCTATGAAAAGCGTACTCAGGTTGTCGAGATCCTGCGGAGAACCCGTAATGGCGAGGAAAATGAAACCATATTTGGGCTGATTTATGGCCTTGATGACGATGATGACTGGACGACTCCTGAGGCATTAATCAAGGCAAACCCCAACTATGGCATTTCGGTAAAAGCAGATTTTCTCCGGGCTAAACAATTATTGGGTATGTCGACGCCCGGGCAGACAAACAAGATTCTGACCAAGCATTTCAATCGCTGGGTAAGCGCAAAATCAGCTTATTACGACCTGAGAAAATGGATGGATGCAGCCGATAAAAACCTTAAGTTGTCAGATTTTGAAGGGGAAGAATGCTGGCTGGGTATAGATCTGGCCTCGAAAGTTGACCTCAATGCCGTGGTTCCAGTTTTTCGTCGTGAAATAGACGGAATAACACATTTTTACTGTGTTTCTCCTCTGTTCTGGGCACCAGAAGAAACCATTTACTCGCAGGAGACCGCGCTGAAAAGTACCGCAGAACGTTATCAGTCCTTTGTCCGGCAGGGTAAGTTGATCCCGACCGATGGTGGCGAAGTTGATTACAGGCTGATATTTGAAACGATCCTGAAGCTGCGGAATACCGTAAAAATTGCCCAATGCCCTATTGATCCTTATGGCGCGACTTCATTACGTCACATGCTTGAGGAAGAGGGGCTTGAGCCTGTCGAGATAAGACAAAATTTTACCCATATGAGTGATCCTATGAGAGAGATTGAGGCTGCGCTCATCTCGGGGAGATTCCATCATGACGGACACCCTGTCATGAACTGGTGTATTTCCAATATCGTCGGCCAGTACCTTCCCGGAAGTGACGATATTGTGCGTCCCGGGAAAGAAGGGCGGCAGAACAAGATAGATGGTGCGGTTGGTTTAATGATGGGGCTGGGGCGCGCCATGCTCAACAGTTCAGTGATGACATCCGTATACGATGAGGAAGATATAGCATGCTAATTTCAGTTCTGAGTTTTATTGTCGGCCTCACTGGTGCTGGATTGTTATCCGCAGGTGCCTGGCTTATTTCTCCATCAGTGGGATTGATAACAGGAGGGATTATTTGTCTGGGCTGGTCATATATGACAACCCGGGCCTTTTCCTCCGGCATCAGCAATGGCGGAGGTAAATAATGTTCCTACCCCAGATGTTCAGGGGCCGACAATACTCGGGTAATAGCTTCTGGGAAGCCATGCTGGGCGGGGTTCGTTCAAGCCAGAGCAAAACTGGCATCATAATCACGCCGGAAACCGCTCTTGGACTTTCAGCGGTCCGGGCCTGTGTCACCCTCCTGGCGGAGTCAGTCGCGCAGCTGCCGTGCGAACTCTACCGGCGGGATAAAAATGGCGGGCGCAGCGTGCGACGGACCACCCGGTTTATGACCTGATTCACTCCCAGCCCAACAGGAAAGACACCTCATTCGAGTATTTCGAGCAGCAGCAGGGGTTGCTGGGGCTTGAGGGAAATTGCTACTCGATCATCGAACGGGACGGAAAAGGCTACCCGAAAGAGCTGATCCCCATTAACCCGAAAAAGGTCATAGTGCTGAAAGGGCCGGACGGTATGCCGTATTACCAACTCCCGGAAGTCGGCGAAATTCTGCCGATGCGCATGATGCACCATGTGAAGGTCTTTTCTCTGGATGGCTATATCGGCAGTTCCCCAATTCAGACGAACGCCGATGTTCTGGGGCTGAATCTGGCGGTTGAGGAGCATGCGGCCGCGACATTCCGGCGCGGGACAACGATGAGCGGGGTGATAGAGCGTCCGAAAGAGGCTGCGACCATTAAAAGCCAGGATGCTATTGATCGCCTGCTGGCGAAATGGACCGAGCGCCATTCCGGTATTCACAATATGTTCTCTGTGGCATTGCTGCAGGAGGGCATGAGCTACAAACAACTGTCGCAGGATAACGAAAAGGCGCAGCTGCTACAGTCGCGGCAGTGGGGCGTGGAAGAGGTCTGCCGGCTCTATAAAATCCCGCCACATATGGTGCAGATGCTGGCGAAAGCGACCAACAACAACATCGAGCACCAGGGCCTGCAGTTCGTGATGTATACGCTGCTGGCCTGGCTGAAACGCCATGAGGGTGCACTGCAGCGCGATCTGCTTCTGCCCAGCGAACGCCGCGATTTGTACATCGAGTTCAACGTTTCCGGGCTGTTGCGAGGCGACCAGAAGTCACGCTATGAATCGTATGCGCTGGGCCGCCAGTGGGGATGGCTATCCACTAACGATATCCGGCGTATGGAGAATTTGCCGCCAATTGCTGGCGGGGACAAATACCTGACGCCGCTCAATATGGTCGACAGCGCGCAGATCCTTCCTGGCGATAAGTCGCCGACAGCAAAACAGCTGGCCGAAATCGAAACCCTTCTGGCCAGAGCCTGATTATTTCCCGCCGCGCGGGATGACCTGGAAGACAACATGACAACGAAATTAATTAACCTGCCGCACCTGGCAGATATGGTCTTTGGTGTGCCGCATTACGTGACGCGGCAAACAATGGACTCCGTGAAAGCGGTGCTCATCCCCCGTATTCAGGGGATCACCGAAGATGCCGTCATTCAGATGGCGCTGAATCCGGGTAAATCACCTGCTGCTGAGCAGGTCCAGCCCACCGGCGGGGTGGCGGTGATCCCCGTTCACGGCATTCTTGTTCCACGCCGGGGGCAGATTACGGCGATGTGCTCCGAGCTGACCAGCTACGAGCGGATCCGCGGGCAGTTGCAGGCGGCGTTAAACGCCCCCTCAATCAGCGAAATCGTTCTGGATATTAACTCCGGCGGCGGCGCAGCGGTGGGGTGCAAGGAGCTGGCCGATTACATTTATCAGTCTCGCGACACGAAACCCATCACGGCGATTGTGAACTACAGCGCGTATTCCGCCGCGTATTTCATCGCATCGGCCTGCAGCAAAATCATCGTCAGCCAGACCAGTGGCGTGGGGTCGATTGGTGTGATCATGGAGCACCTCGATACGTCGAAGATGGAAGAAAAAATGGGGCTGACGTTCACCACCATTTACCGGGGAGATAACAAAAATAACGGCACCCAACATGAACCACTGAGTGAAGAGTCGCTGGGTATGTTCCAGGGCATGATCGACGAAATGTACGAGACGTTTACGGGGTCGGTGGCCGAATATCGCGGCCTGAATCAGCAGGCCGTCATTGATACGCAGGCGGGGCTGTATTTTGGCCCTGGCGCGGTGTCCGCCGGCCTGGCGGATGAAGTCTCTGACCCCCAGGCGGCGCTCAATGCTATCGCGGCAAAGTATCAGCAACCCCGTCAAAAAACCTCCATTCAGATGCAGGCAGCCGCGATGGATCTGCAAACCAAAATGTAACCCGGCGCAAACATAAACCGCGTCACCTTAAGCAGCCAGCAGGCTGCTTTTTTTATGTCTAAAAAGAGAGAAATAAAATGCCACATATTGAAGAATTGCGTCGTCAGCGTGCGGGTATCAACGAACAGGTTCAGGCCCTGGCAACCATTGACGCCAGCGGCAGCACGCTGACTGCGGAGCAGCTGACGGAGTTTGCGAACCTGCAGCAGCAGTTCACTGATATCAGCGCCAAAATTGAACGCCTGGAAGCCGCCGAACGTGCTGCGGCGCTGGTCGCAAAACCCGTGAAAGCGACTCAGCAGGCCCCCGGCATTATTGTTAAGCAGGAGCCGAAACAGTACACCGGTGCTGGCATGACCCGACTGGTTATGTCTGTCGCCGCAGGCGCAGGGAATCTGCAGGACGCGGCAAAATTCGCTTCAGAAGAGCTGAATGACCAGTCCGTATCGATGGCCATTTCCACCGCAGCGGCGTCCGGGGGTGTGCTTATTCCGCAGAACCTCCACAGTGAGGTGATCGAGCTACTGAGCGACCGAACCATCGTCCGCAAGCTGGGTGCCCGTCCCGTTCCGCTGCCTAACGGTAATATGACACTACCACGCGTGGCCGGTGGAGCAACGGCAAGCTACACAGGAGAAAACAAAGACGCCAAGACATCAGAAACACGCTTTGATGATGTAAAACTTACGGCGAAAACTCTGATTGCGATGGTGCCTATTTCCAATGCACTGATTGGCCGCGCCGGATTCAACGTCGAGCAGCTGGTCCTGCAGGATATTCTGACCGCCATCTCAGTGCGTGAGGATAAAGCCTTTATGCGCGATGACGGTACCGGCGATACACCGATTGGTATGAAGGCGCGCGCGACGCAGTGGAACCGCCTGCTGCCGTGGGAAGCTGATGCAGCGATCAACCTGAACACAGTTGACGAGTACCTGGACAAGATCATTTTGATGGCGATGGACGGCAACAGCAATATGATCAGCAGCGGCTGGGGCATGTCGAACCGTACCTATATGAAGTTGTTTGGGCTGCGTGACGGCAACGGCAACAAAGTCTATCCGGAAATGGCTCAGGGATTACTTAAAGGATATCCGGTTCAGCGTACCAGCGCGATCCCTGCGAATCTGGGGACCGGGGGTAAGGAGACTGAGATTTACTTTGCTGACTTCAATGATGTGGTTATCGCTGAAGACGGCAATATGAAAGTCGACTTCTCGAAGGAAGCCTCTTACATCGATGCCGATGGCACCCTGGTATCTGCGTTTTCCCGTAACCAGTCGCTAATCCGCGTTGTTACTGAGCATGATATTGGCTTCCGTCATCCGGAAGGCTTGGTGCTGGGTACCGGCGTCCTGTTCTAACCCATCCCTCAGTAAATACGGCCCGCATATGCGGGCTTTTCCCTTTCAGGAGAATGTTATGGCTGCGAAAAATAAAGCAGTGGAGCCGGAAGAAACAGGCACACAGGACAACCATGCGACCGTGGTCGCACAGGCAGAGCGTAAATCCGTTGTGTTCCTTGGGCCGCACCACCGTTATTCCCGTGGAGATATCGCGTGCTTTGAAGGATCGCGCGCCGAAGAACTGGTTAAGCGGCGTATCGCGGTATGGCCGGAGGATGCCGAACGTGCGCTGAAACCGAAGCCGGGAGACAGCGATTTTGATACTGACATTGGATGATGTGAAAACCCAGCTACGCCTGGAACTGGACTTCACGGAGCATGATGCCATGCTCACGCAAATGGTGAACGCCGCGCAGCGGAGCATCGAGCGTGATTACTACTGCAAGCTGGTCACCAGTGATGAAGAGCTGCAGACGCTCCCGGAGACCGTCCGCGGATTTATCGCGGATGAAGATATCCGGCTGGCTATTCAGTTTCTGGTCAGCGATGCGTATCTGAATGGCCATACCGGACAGTGGCTGGAAACCGCTGCGGTGAGGCATCTTCTTTTCCCCCTGCAGGAGCATACGCTATGAGCCTGAAACCGGGTGATATGAACTGTCGCATTGCAATTAGCTACGTTCAGTCCGGTCGTGGGCCGCTGGGCGAACCGTTACCGGAAAAGCAGGTTGAATCGGGAAAAGCGTGGGCAAAACGGGAGCTGGTATCGGGGCGAAAAGTCCGCACGCTGGATCAGCAGCAGGTGGTGGAAACCTGCCTGTTCACGGTCTATCCGGGCGTGCTGGTTGATATTGACTGGAAAATCACGACGAAAAATCTGGTTTATACCGTCCGGAATATCGACCGCAAAACAGACCGGATCATTATCACGGGGGAGGCTGACGGGCGGCATGATAGAGCTGGCGATTAAGGGTGCGCTGGAGCGCATCACCGGCATGAATGCGTATCCGCTTTTACTGCCGGACACGGTCCAGGAAGGTGCGACCTTTCAGCGTATCTCTGACCCGGAAATGGTCTCGGGAATGTTGCGAACGGGGATCGTATCTGCCCGTATCCAGGTGAATCTGTACCGTCTCGATGATTACACCTCACTGCTGCAGCTGGATAAAAAATCTGGACGGAACTGAAGTCCGTCGTTCATGGCCAGCTGGAGGGTATCCCGGTTCAGTATGTGGAGCGAGGCGGTATCCATCAGGATAAAAACCTGCTGACGAATCGTCGCATTCAGTATCGCCTGACCCGCGATTTCATCATTCACTACGTGGAGGACTCCTCGTGATCCGAATGGAAGTTAAAGGGCTGGATGAGCTGGAGCGGCAGTTAATGGCCCTGGGCGAAAAAGTGGCGACGAAGGTATTGCGGGATGCCGGGCGCGAAGCGCTAAAGGTCGTCGAGGAAGATATGAAGCAGCATGCCGGCTTTGACGAAACGTCTGCCGGGCCGCACATGCGGGACTCAATCAAAATCCGCTCTTCCACCCGCAAGGGTAAAGGGAACGCGGTTGTAACGCTCCGTGTTGGCCCCAGCAAGCAGCACCATATGAAGGCGCTGGCGCAGGAGTTTGGCACGGTTAAACAGGTTGCAGACCCCTTTATCCGACCCGCCCTGGATTACAACCTCCAGACCGTTTTGCGCGTGTTAACCGTGGAAATCCGAAACGGCATTGAAAACAGGTAGCATCCGCTGCCGTATAAAAAGAGAGAGAAACATGGCTGATAAAACTTCGCCTGAATATGCGATGTTGCCGGCGGGCACCATTGTGAAATACGGGGAGCCTGGCGCTGCCACGTCAGCGCTGAAACCGCTTATTAACTGTAAAGCGCTGGGTGCAATGGGGCAGACGGGGGGCTTTGTCGACTGCACCACGTTACTGGATAAGCAGAAACAGTCCATCAGCGATCTGCCTGACGGGCCTGAAAAGTCGCTGGGCTTCATTGATGATCCGGGCAATACCGATTTTGCCGCGCTGCTGAACGCAGCAGAGGCCCGCAAGACCATCCAGTTATACGTCGAATTACCCAACAAGCGAACAGCGACGATGCTCCTGGCGCTGTCCGGGTGGCAGATGAATGAAATCGCCGCTCCGGCGAATGAGGTCATCCAGATCACTGTTCAGGGTAAACAGAACAAGATCACCTGGGGAATCGTCGCTGTCTCCGGCGACGCCTGATTAACTTAACCTGTAAACAGCCACCTTCGGGTGGCTTTTTATTTTTAAGGACTACCTGTGAAAGATAAAGATTACCTGTCCACGCTGAAATCCGCGTTGCTTAAATCGGAGCCAACCGTCATTAAAACCGAGTTATTTGGCGCCACCGTATTCATCCGCCGCCTGACCGGGGATTACCTCATCAGCTACGAAGAGAAAATGGCTGAAACCGCAAAAGCTGGCGCAGCGCGCGAGGCATCGGAGCAAGTCATTCAGATCGTCATCGATGCACTGGTTCAGCCGGATGGAACGGCCATTCCGGATGAATTTAAACCCACGGCAGCCGAGCTGCTGAAGGCCCATGAAAACCCCGAACTGCTGGCCGCTGTGGAAAAAGTGAAGCAACACGCAATCGGCAAGCTGGAGGAAGCGGAAAAAACTGAGTGACTCGCCCTGGCTGGAGCTGATCTTCTGGCTGGCCGACCGCTGGGGCGAGCCTGACCCATCCAAAATTGCCGCATTGCCGGCAAACACTCTGTACCACTGGCGAGCCTACTTCCTGAAACAGGGCACTTTCCGCCGTCCTGGCGATGAAAACGCGCCACCTACCGAAACCACACCTGCGCCATCCCGGGTCGATGATGAATGCGCGGCAGTCATGAGGGCATTAATGTAATGGCAGACGTCGCATCTTTAGCGGTCGGGCTGCACCTGAACGCAGCCAGTTTTAAATCCCAGCTGCTGGGAGCGTATGGCGATGCGGAGAACCAGTCACGACGGTTCAACCGTAATGCCCAGGCGGACGCGAAAAAGACGGAGGACGCCTATAAGAAGGTCGGTCTGTCGATATCCGGGATGGCCAGCCGGCTGGCGGGGCTGGCAGGAGCCGGCCTTTCCATCGGCACGATCGTCACCACGTCCAGACAATATGGACAGGCATTATCAGACCTGCAGGCCATCACCGGTGCGACTGCAGCTGAAATGAAAGCGCTGGATCTGGCTGCGCAGGAAATGGGGCGCACGACAGAGTACAGCGCCAGCCACGCCGCCGAAGCGTTAAAGCTGATGGCGTCGGCTAAACCGGAGCTTTTAAAAACGTCCGATGGACTGCAGAAGGCTACGAACAGCGCCCTTATCCTGGCGCAGGCCGCCGGCACAACGCTGCCCGATGCGACCAGAACGCTGGCGCTTTCCTTAAACCAGTACGGGGCGAGCGCGCAGGAAGCAGATCGTTATATCAACGTGCTGGCCGCCGGCGCGAAGTACGGGTCGTCGGAGATTGTGGATACGGCGGCTGCCATTAAAAATGGTGGCGTCGCAGCCGCACAGGCCGGCGTTGGTTTTGAGCAGCTGAATGCCGCGATTCAGGTGCTGGCAGAGCGTGAAATTAAAGGCGGTGAAGCCGGCACGGCGCTGCGTAACGTCATCCTGAATCTGGAAAAGGGCACGGACAAGAGCCTCAAGCCGTCCGTGGTTGGTCTCAGCCAGGCGCTGACCACTCTGTCCGGGAAAAATCTTTCCACGGCCCAGGCCGTAAAACTGTTTGGCGTGGAGAACCTGAATGCGGCGTCTATCCTGGTCCAGAACCGTTCAAAGCTTGATGAGCTGACCGCTTCCCTGACCGGTACCAAAACGGCGCATGAGCAGGCATCCATCAGGGTTAACAACCTGAACGGCGATTTGCTGGGGCTGAGCAGTGCGTTTGAAGGGATGGTCATTAAGATCGGCCAGAGCAGTAACGGGCCACTCCGCAGCGGGATTCAGGTTGCCACGGAGGCACTGAACAGCCTGGCAGACAATTTCAACACCGTCTCCAGCGTGGCGCTTTACAGCCTAATCCCCGTGTTATCCACGAAACTGACTGCAGGGCTGCGGGAGAATATCGCGGCCTGGCGGGAAAGCCAGGCCGCGGTAAAAGCGCGGGCGCAGGCTGATGCGGATATTGCCCGCAAAACGCTGGATTCGACAGCGGCCATCCTGAAACAGAACGACGCTGAGTTTGGCCACTACCGGCAGATGGAGCGGACGGCTAAACAGTACGGGATGAATATCAGTTACCAGGATGAGTTTACCCGGCTTATCCGGCAGGAAACTGAGCAAACGAACCTGGCCAGCCAGGCAAAACTGAAACTGGCAGCGGCAAACCGGCAATTGTCGATATCAGCCCGTGCGGCCTCCGTTGCCGTGGGCCTGGCAAGAGGCGCCCTGGCTTTTGTTGGTGGTCCGGTTGGCGCGGCGACGCTGGCTGGCTCTGCATTACTGTATTTCCATCAACAGGCAAAAGAAGCCCGGCAATCGGCCATTGATTTAAAAGATGCCGTAGTGGAAACCAGTGAAGCGCTGATGCGCCTCTCGCTTAACCAGTTAAATGTGAAGCAGTTCGACCTGGAGGATAAGTACGAAAACCAGATCGTGCAGCGTAACCAGCTGATAAAAGAGATTCAGGATGCCGACAGTCGTATCGACAGCCTGAAAGGGTTTGACCCCTTCGGCCAGCTGGAAGGGGTGACAAAAGACCAGACGCGGGCGCGGGCGGATCTCGATAGCGTTAACGAGGGACTCCGCAAAACCGAGGAAAACATTAAGCGTGTCAGTGATGCAAAAACACTGGCTCAGCTGGGTTTATCGGGAAAAATAACCTCCCTTACTGACGATCTGAAAGGAGCGTTAAACACGCCCCCCAAAGAGACCGGAGATGGAAATCCCTGGGGCGGCGATGGCGGTACCGGCACGGGGGAAAGGCAGTAAGTCCCAGGTCGACCAGTTCAAAACGCTGCGGCAGCAAATTGAAGAAGCCCATGCGTCCAGCCTGGCCAGAATTAACCTGCAGGAAAAGGACAGCAACAGGGAGCTGCAGGAAGCGGCGAAGAAAAATGGCGCCAGTGATGCTGACCTGCAGCGCGCGCTGTTAATGAACGCAGAGAATTACCAGAAACAGCGACTGGATCTGGCCGCGCAGTATTCCCCCGCCCAGGAAACTCTGCGAAAAGAGCAGGAAGACAGCTGGGACCTGGCTGAGCTTTTCAAAGCCCGCCTTCTTGATGAAAAAGAGTACCAGGCCGCACGAATAACGCTGGCCAGAGATACTGCGAAAGAGCTGCTGCAGGCAAAGGCTGGCGAAATCGCGGCGCCTAAACTGGATATCGCCGGTGAGGTTGATCCACTGGTAGCACTCCGCAATCAGTTAACGCAGCGGCAGGCTTTGCTGCTGTCGTACTATCAGAGCAGCGCGATCAGCAAAGAACAGTACGAAATGCTGATGAAGAAGGCGACGAAGGATTCTGCAGATTCGCAATATCAGACGTCGCTGGAGTTATATCGATCACAGGGTGAATTCCAGAGCCTGGCCATCGGGTTATTTGAAACGGCCCATGAGCGCTCAAGCAACTTCCTGACGAGCATGCTGACGCGGACGAGAAGCTTTAAGGAGAACATGGCTGACCTGTTTTCCTCGCTCACACAGTCAATCATAAAAAACCTCGTTGATATGGCCGCACAGGCGCTGGTCACCAGTTCTGTCATGCAAACCATCATGGGTGTGGTGGGAGCTGGAGTGAGTATTGCAGGTGGTGTTTCTGGAGCGGCTGATGTCGGCGCAGGAACTGCGATTCAGAATGCGGGTAATAACTTTAACTTTCAAATACCGGGTTATGCCAAAGGCGGTGTCTTCGATTCTCCTTCATTAAGTGCCTACAGCAACCAGGTCTACGACTCTCCGCAGCTCTTCGCTTTCGCAAAAGGGGCCGGCGTATTTGGCGAGGCCGGGCCGGAGGCCATCATGCCGCTGACGCGTGCCGGCGATGGTTCACTGGGGGTACGCGCGGTGGGTAGTGGACAGAACGCCGGCGCGTCGGAAGGGCCAAAAGTCTATATCACGATTGAAGGCGGAAACACATCTACGCAGGCACCGTCTGGTTTTGAGCAGTTTGGCCAGCAGATTGGCTCGTTTGTGGAGAAAAAATACAGGGAGCTGATGGCACAGGATATGCGCTGGCGGGATGGTCTGGAATGCAGTTAAAGGGCAACGTTGATGGCTATTGAGATATTCACCTGGAGTCCGCGGGTTAATCCCCAGCAGACCGTTAACTTTCGTGTCCGGAAGGCGCAATTCGGTGACGGGTATGCGCAGGTATCCGGCGATGGTATTAACACCCGATCACAGGACTGGGAGCTGAGTTTTGTCGGTACGGAGGACTATATCCGCCCGATTAAGCAGTTCCTCGACCGTCATGCCGGCACCCGCGCGTTTCAGTGGACCCCGCCTCTGGAAGAGGTGGGGCTTTTCCGCTGCGAACAATATAAACCGGTGCCGCTGGGCGGCGGAAATTACTCACTTTCAGCCACTTTTATTCAGGCATTTAAACCATGAGCCTTAACGCGAATTATCAGAAGTTAGAGCCAGGCGATGAGGTTCGTCTCCTGGAGATCGATGGCCAGGCGTTTGGCCTGGATGAGGTTTTGTATTTCCACGGCTATAACGTTCCCCATACTGCAGCCGAAATCCTCGCCGCTGGCGGCGACCTGGATAAGCTGCCGGCGAAAAGCATCTGGTGGCAGGGGCGGGAATATAAAGCCTGGCCATGTGAAATCGAAGGGATCGAGTCATCCACCACGGGCAGCGACGCGCAGCCAACGCTGCGGGTAGGGAACATCGACGGAAAGATATCCGCGCTCTGTCTTCATTACGACGATCTGGCTCTGGCGCGGGTTGTCATCCACGACACGCAAAAACAGTATCTCGATGCGAAGAACTTTCCGGACGGGAATGCCTCAGCTGATCCGATTCAGGAGAAACGGCGCCTTTTCTTCATTGACGTAAAGCATTATGAAGACGATGAGAAGGTGGAATTTACTCTCTCCAGCCCGTTTGCCCTGCAGGGGATGATGATCCCCACTCGCCAGCTGCATGCGATTTGCACCTGGTGTATCCGCAATCAGTACCGCAGCGGTAACGGGTGCGACTATGCCGGCACCCGGTATTTTGACAGGAACAATCAGCCAGTTGATGTCCCGTCGCAGGATGTCTGCAACGGAACGCTCACGGCCTGCAAATTACGTCATGGTGAGAATAGTGAACTGCCGTTTGGCGGGTTCCCCGGCACCTCATTAATCAGGAGCTGATATGCGTCAGAAAACGATTAAGGCCATCCAGGAACACGCGGCCGCAGAATATCCGCGCGAGGCCTGCGGCCTCGTCGCCCAGAGGGGGCGAGCGGAGCGTTATTTCCCCTGCCGGAACCTGGCCACAGAGTCGAAAGATAATTTTGTGCTGGCGCCGGAGGATTATGCGGAGGTTGAGGAATGGGGAACGATCACCGGTATTGTTCACAGCCATCCTGATGCCACCACCCAGCCGAGCGAACTGGATAAAGCGCAATGCGACGCGACCCTTCTCCCCTGGCATATTATCAGCTGGCCAGAGGGCGATCTCCGTACCATCCACCCTCGTGGTGAGTTGCCGCTCCTCGAGCGACCATTCGTGCTGGGCCACTACGATTGCTGGGGCCTGGTGATGAGCTATTTTCGGCAAACCCACGGCATCGAGCTGCACGATTACCGCGTCGATTATCCGTGGTGGGAAAAGGAGTACCCGGACAATTTTTATCAGGACTGCTGGTATGAATGCGGGTTCCGTGAGTTTGATGGTCCACCGCAACCGGGTGATATGGTGATCATGCAGGTGCAGGCGGATAAGTGGAACCACGCCGGGATTCTGCTGGAAGGGAACCTGCTGCTGCATCACCTGTATGGCCATCTCAGCAAGCGCGTGCCGTATGGTGGATACTGGATGGAAAGGACTATGAAGATTGTCCGATACAAAACATTAACTTAGGCTTTATATATCACTTCTCTTTGGTACCATATAACTTCCTTTACTCATGGGAATATGGATATGAAGAAAGTAGTGATATTTTTAGCCACATTGGCACTAGCAGGATGTGTATCAAACTCAGAAAGACAAAAGCAGCAAGCTGAAATTGATAGAACCACGCCATACTGTTCATCCCAAAAACAATGCGATGCGGCTTGGGCTGCTGCAAGACAGTGGGTGAATCAGAATTGTGGAATGAAAATCCAGAACTATAGTAGTGATTATATAGAAACATATAATTCCCCTGCTAACAGTGCAGCAATTGCATGCCAAGTAACCAAAAATCCTTTGCCTACAGGTGCTAGCTCAATAAACGTACGTATATCATGCTCAAATATGTTTGGATGCGTTCCTGATGTATATCAGGCTGCTATTAATTTCAATAAATATATTAATGATTATATTGAGAGATTTGCACCAGTCAGAATGGGCTTTATGGCACGAATGTCTGACACCAAGGGGAATGAGGTACAAAACACGTCCTATTCTGCAGGAATGTTAATAAAAGGTGTTACTCATGACGGTCCTGCTTATAAAGCAGGTTTACGTGACGATGATATTGTCACAGCGGTAGGGAATGATGCGGTGCGAAACCAGTACGACTTGACCTCTGTGATGGAAAAATATCACTCAGGGGATAACGTGAAAGTCACCATTTTAAGAAATGGAAAGGAATTAATTAAAGAAGTGCATCTTTAAAAATTATAGGCCTGATTATATTCAGGCCTTCATTTTTGGGGTATATATGAAAGAAACAATGACAAGGATTGAGCTTTCTGGCACCTTGGGGAAAATGTTTGGAAAAGTTCATCATCGATTGATTTCTACTACGCATGAAGCAGGCATAGCGTTAGCAAATACGATACCGGGCTTTGAAAAATTCATGATATCCAGTGAGGAGCGCGGATTAACCTATGCCATATTTAAAAACAATAAGAACATTGGACTAGATGATTTAGGTTTTCCAGTGACAGGTGAGGTTATACGTATTGTGCCTGTCGTGGTCGGGAGTAAAAAATCCGGATTCCTACAGACAATTTTAGGTGCGGTCATCGTTGCGGCTGGAGCTGTCGCTACATTCGTATTTGATCAGCCGTGGGGTGTTAATGTAATGATGGCTGGCGGTGCCATGATGCTCGGCGGCGTCGTTCAGATGCTCTCCCCACAGCCAGCTGGCCTGGCACGAAAAGAATCCGCTGACAATAAAGCGTCCTATGCCTTTGGGGGCGTGACGAACACTGCCTCTCAGGGATACCCAGTCCCTTTGCTTTATGGCAAACGCCGAATTGGCGGCGCCATTATATCTGCCGGTATTTACGTAGAAGACCAGCAATAAATTTTATTCAGTAAACCATCCAATTCAGGCCACCTTGCGGTGGCTTTTTTTATGGGCGTAATATGGCAAACAACATAATTAAAGGGCGCAAGGGTGGCGGCTCTAAGCAGCGTACACCGACGGAACAGCCGGATGATTTACAGTCCGTTGCGAAAGCCAAAATTCTGCTCGCATTAGGTGAGGGTGAATTTGCAGGTGGTTTAACCGGGAAAGATATTTATCTTGATGGCACCCCGCTTGAAAATGCTGATGGTTCGCAAAACTTCAGTGGCGTGTCCTGGGAATTTCGCCCCGGCACGCAGGCTCAGACTTATATTCAGGGTATTCCCGGTACTGAAAATGAAATCAGTGTAGGAACGGAAGTTTCCAGCAAGACAGCCTGGACCCATACCTTTACTAATACCCAGTTTTCTGCCGTTCGTGTCCGCCTGAAATGGCCGTCCCTGATGAAACAGGAAGATGACGGCGACGTGGTGGGCAATACCGTCAAGTATGCGATTGACCTGCAGACCGACGGCGGCGCCTGGCAGACGGTGCTGGAAACCGCTGTCACGGGTAAAACAACCTCCGGTTATGAGCGGAGCCATCGTATTGATCTGCCCCATGCCGGCAGTACCTGGACGCTACGCCTGCGTAAAATCTCTCCGGATGCAAACAGTGTCAAAGTTGGCGACGTGATGACGCTGCAGAGCTATACCGAAGTGATTGACGCGAAGCTGCGTTATCCCAACACCGCGCTGCTTTATATCGAGTTCGACTCCAGCCAGTTTAATGGCTCCATTCCGCAAAATTTCCTGTGAGCCGCGTGGGCGCGTGATTCGTGTGCCGGATAACTACAATCCGGAAACCCGCGAATATACCGGCGTTTGGACCGGCGGGTTTAAATGGGCCTGGACGGATAACCCGGCCTGGATCTATTACGACATTGTTATAGCTGACCGTTTTGGTCTCGGTAATCGTCTGAGCAGCGCCAATATTTCGAAATGGACGCTGTACCAGATTGCACAGTACTGCGATCAGCTGGTTCCTGACGGGCGTGGTGGTGACGGCATGGAGCCGCGCTATACCTGTAACGTCTATGTTCAGGAACGCAACGATGCTTACACCGTGCTGCGAGACTTTGCCGCCATTTTCCGGGGCATGACCTGCTGGAACGGTGAGCAGATTGTTGTGCAGGCTGATATGCCGCGTGATGTCGATTTTACCTATACGCGCGCCAATATTATCGGCAAACCCCGTTATTCGAGCAGCAGCAGCCAGGTTCGGTACACCAACGCCCTGGTTTCCTGGTCTGATCCGGATAATGCTTATGCTGATGCGATGGAGCCGGCGTTTATCCCGGAACTGGTTTCCCGCTACAGTTTTAACCAGCTCGAATTGACCGCGATTGGCTGTACGCGCCAGAGCGAAGCCCACCGTAAGGGGTTGTGGGGCATACTGACCAACAACAAAGACCGGGTCGTTGAGTTTGATGTGGGGCTGGACGGTCGCATTCCTCAACCCGGTTATATCATTGCCCTGGCGGATGAGTTGCTGGCCGGACGGGTCAACGGCGGGCGAATCAGCGCGGTGAATGGCCGGGTGATTACTCTGGATCGTGATGTGGATGCCAAACCTGGCGACCGTCTCCAGCTAAACCTGCCATCCGGTATCTCACAGAGCCGGACCATTCAGGCTGTTAACGGACGCCGGCAGATTACGGTCACAACGGCGTACAGTGAGACACCAGAACGGGAATGCGTCTGGGCCGTTGAATCCGATGACCTCTTCCTGCAGCAGTACCGGGTTACAGGGGTAAAAGAGAACAGCGATGCCACCCTCACGATCACCGGCGTGGCACATGACCCGGATAAATTCGCCCGCATCGATACCGGCGCTATTATCGACCAGCGCCCGGTTAGCGTATTGCCGGCGGGCAACCAGTCACCTCCTGACGATATTGTCATCACATCCCGCTCGGTCGTGAATCAGGGGATCAGCGTCGAAACGATGCAGGTTAACTGGTCAGCTGTCAGCGGCGCTATTGCCTACGAGGCACAGTGGCGCCGTAACGACGGGAACTGGATTAATGTGCCGCGCAGCTCGACCACCTCGTTTGAGGTCAGCGGCATTTATGCCGGTCGTTATCTGGTTCGCGTCCGCGCGATAAATGCGGCGGAGATCTCGAGCGGCTGGGCGTATTCCGAAGAGAAAACCCTGACCGGCAAGGTCGGCGAGCCGCTGGCACCGCTGGCGCTGGCAACCCGTTCTCTGGTTCATGGGGTCCAGGTTAGCTGGGAGTTCCCGACCGGCTCCGGGGATACGCTGCGCACGGAACTACAGTACAGCAAAAATCAGGACGGCAGTGCGCCGATGCCGTTATCAGACGTGGCCTATCCGGGGAAAAGCTATCAGCAGATGGGCCTCAGTATGGGTGCAGAATTCTGGTATCGGGTGCGCCTTGTGGATCGTCTTGGCAATGAAAGCCCGTGGACCGGCTGGGTCCAGGGGATGGCCAGCGATAACTTTGATGACTACTACGAAAACCTGACCGACGCGATCAAGGATACGGCTGCCTGGGAGGAAACGCAGCGCACCATTAGCGAAACACAGGAAGGTATCCGCAATACGCAGCAGGAACTGGAGCAGACCGCTGAAGCTCTGCGTAAGGAAGCCGAAGACCAGGCGAAGCAGGTCAGCCAGGATATTGATGCATCGGCGAAAAGCATCACGGCTGATGTTGACGGGAAGATCTCCGCCGTGAATAAAACCATCACGGATGAGATTACCTCGGTCAATGAGGCTCTCGATTCTGGTCTGGCTCAGGCAAACAAAGGCGTTCAGGAGGCAAAATCCGCCGTCGCAGATGCGAACAAGCAGATCGCAACTGTGAACAAGTCGCTGACCGACAGCATCACCCAGGTAAGACAGTCAGTCACCGATACGGCTGCGGAAATCAACGCCACCATCGACCTGGAGATTGCCAGGGTCAGCAAAACGCTGGCCGACGGCGATGCCGCATTGAATGCGCAGATAAAGACTGCCGAAAATGGCCTGAAGCAGTCGCTGTCTCAGGTCAACACCACGCTGACCAATGCGGTGAAGCAGGAGACCGCGGATCGTATCGCCGATGTTAACGCGAAGGCGTCACAGGCCGCTGATGAACTGCTGGCGGCAACGCAGGGGATTGAGGCGAGTATCGAGAGCCTGACTCAGGTGATGAAGACCGCCGATGAAAATCTGGCGCGGGAAATGTCCAGCCTCGCTGCCGGCGCTAATATCCAGTTCGATTCGCAGGTTATCTGGCATTTCAACAATCAGACGACCGAGGGCTGGACCGGCAGCGCCGGCGTACCGGGTGTGTCACAGGATGGCTGGTTACGCCCGGCGGACAGCGCCACCGATCCGTACATTACCTCTCCAGGCGGGCTGGCTGTCGATGGTGCGGCGTACCGTTTCATCATGCTGCGCTTTCGTAAAACCGGCAAACCAGTCTGGGCGGGTGAGATCCGCTGGGTGTTTGCCGGCGAAAACTTCAATAACACGAAGCGATACATTGTTGCTGAGCCGGAATATGCCGATGGGGTGGCAACCCTGACGGTGCGTGATATTCCGTGGACAGGGAACATTGATCGTATTCGCCTGGACCTGACGAACCAGCAGGATGCCAGCAACTTTATCGAATTCGACTGGATCGCCGTTGGCCGGCCAGCACCCGGCGCCAGTACGGCGGCTTTGCAGGATGTGCGCAGTACGCTGAGTAACGCGCTGACTGCCGAAGCGCAGGCACGCAGCACGTTGGCGGCGCAGATGCGTGGCTCCTATGATGGGAGCGATCTGGAGAAAGTCACCTCCGGGCTGCTGTACCAGGAAAAAACCGCACGCGTTACCGCCATCTCGGCGGAAGTTAAGGCCAGAGAGTCCCTGCAGACGCAGTTTAACGACAACAAAGCTGCTGTTTCTGGTGAACTGAGTTCTCTGACGACAGAGCAGAGCGCGCAGGCGAGCCGTATCGGTGGCCTGGAAACCAGCCTCGGGAAAAAAGCCGATGCAGCCGCGCTGACGTCCCTGACGCAGAAAGTTGAGCAACAGGGCGCCACGCTGACATCGCAGGGCGCCGCGTTAACATCGCTCACTAACCGGGTTGGCCAGACGGAAACGGGCCTGGCTGGTACTAATGAGGCGCTGAGCGGCCTGCAGTCTGTTGTTACCCAGCATGGCGACAGGATAACCAGCCAGGGTCAGTCCATCACGAAACTGACGAGCGATTTGGGCATGACAAATGCCGCGCTGGCGAAGAAAGCCGAAGCGGCTGCGGTCACTGCCTTAACGCAGCAGGTAGAGCAAAACGGACGGGATATTCGCAGCAATACTGACAGCATCACCAGCCTGTCGAATCAACTGGTCAATGGCCAGCCGAATCGCTGGTCCCGTCGACTCTATCCGGTGCAGCTGGCTAACGCCGGGACAGTCCCGTCATTCAGCGATGTTCGCGCTGTGGCACCAACGGTAGTGGATGAAGTGGCCGACGCGGCCAAACTGGACTTTACGTCCGCCGGCAGCTATCTGATCGCGCTGTATTCCTGCCAGGTGAAAGTGGCCGCAGATACCACCATCACACTGGCGCCCGGCGCCAGGGTTTTTGATGATACCGGCGCCATATTTGTGAATGGGGTTCAGGTCGCCCGGGGTAACGCCAGCTGGAATACCGTCAGTTTTGAACTGAAAGCCGGCTGGAACACCGTTGAGTTTCTGGTGAATCAGTGGACCGGCCAGGCGTATATCAACCTGGGCCTGAAGCTGTCAGACAAGGTTGCCGAGATGTACTCCGGTCTCGGGGTTTCCGCGCTGGCAAACGCAGCCGGCGTGCTCAGCTCGAATGTCAGCCAGATTGGCAACGAGGTGGTCAGCAATTCGCAGAGCATCACCCAACTCCGGAATGCGCTGACGCAGACAGACGCGAACGTGGCCAGCAAAGCGGATCAGACGGCGATGAACTCGCTAACCGGACGAGTGGAGAAGACGGAATCCGGGCTGACGGCTGCTAACGCCAACATTACCTCGCTGAAATCCGCTGTACGGGCCGGAAACGCATCAGGCGGAGATTTAATTCCCAACCCGACATTTGACCCGGCTTACGACCAGATGGGGTTTAGCGTCGTATCCACGACGGCTGAGGAGGTCCCTCCTGGCTGCCCGTATGGTTATGCGGCCAGAATTGCCAGCCGGGATCACCATCCTAACTTTGCCGCGTTCCCGGCCACGCTTAACGATGTGATTGAGATCAGCGCACTGGTTGCCTGCGGCGCCGGCACGGCGAATTTTAATCTGTATGTTGGCACCGCCGTTCGGCCAGATACGAGCACCGGTGCGCCACTCATGGCGGGGGGCGGAAAATCACCTTCCGCGACCTGGCAGAGAACCACCTGGCGCTTCAAGGTCACGCAGGCGATGGTAGACAGGGGTTATATCCGCCCGTTCCTGCAGATCTCGCAGAACAGCCCGTATGGCACCGTATGGTTCGTTACGGACTGGCATATGCGAAATGTGACAGCGGCGCAAAAGGTTCAGGATACTGCGGATGCCACGGCGGCGGCGGTTGACTCGCTGACCACCACCGTGACGCAACAGGTTAATCTGCTGACCTCGACCGGCAACCGGACAACCCAGCTGGAAAACGGGCTGGCCACCACCAATGCCGCAGTGGCCAAAAAGGCTGATGCGACAGCGGTGCAGGATTTGACCAATACCGTCACACAGCTGGGCAACGATCTGACCGCTGCGAACAGCGCCATCACGAAACTGACCGGAAATCTGGCGAATACCGATAAAGCGCTGGCGCAGAAAGCCGATGCGACTGCGCTGGCCACGCTCGACACGAAAGTGACGCAGCAGGGTAAAACGCTGGAGAGCCAGAGCAATTCGCTGACGAATCTGTCGAACAGTCTCTCGCAAGTTGCGGCAGATATCGATGCCAGCGGTCAGATACCGGGTAACCTGGTCGTGAATCCCTCATTTGAACGCGGGCTGGATGGTTATACCGGGCGGTCAACCGCGACCAGTGTGGTGGAGGTTTCCGCTCCTCACAGCGGGACGCGGGCGCTGAAGGTTGATCCGGGGAGCGTGTCTCCGGGGCAATACATCCCGTTTGTTCAGGGGCGAACCTATGAAATCGGGGTGTGGGTCAAGGAACCCGGAGCGACGACGGATAATGGCGCGGGGAACAACAAGTTGCGGATCGGTAACTCTGCCGGCCAGCCGGTCTTTGAGCGTCCGTACAACAGCGGCACGGTGGGGACAAACTGGACCCTGGTTTCCGGTCGCTGGAAAGCGACGGAGACAGCCAGCCTGCCGGTGACGCTGAGCAACTATCTGATTAATGGCAGCCGCTACTTCGATGATTTTTACGTCACTGACGTTACCGACCGGGTGGACATCGATGCCACCGCCGGCGCCGTTACCGGACTGACGAGCCGGGTCAGCACAGCGGAAGGGGCTATCACCTCGCAAAGCCAGCAGCTGACGAACCTGCAGAACAGCCTGAACACGACCAACAGCAATGTGTCGAAGAAGGCCGATGCAACGGCACTGACTTCGGTCGATAACCGGGTGACAGAGGCGGAAGGGAAACTGACCACACAGAGCCAGCAGCTGACAAATCTGGCGAATGTGCTGACGGCCACCCGCAACGCTGGCGACAACCTGATCCCGAACTTTGATTTTCTACAGGGCAGCACTGCCTGGGATATTCAGTATCCAGCCGGTGTGACTTTTGGCGATTTCGGGGACGGGAAAGCGGGGGTCCGGCTGAACCGGACGACTAACACCAGTTCGGGGATCTTCTCCAACAACAACAAGCCGGTGCCGCTGAATGGCCAGCGCAAGTACCGCGTGGTGGTGAAGGCCAAAGGTGTTTCCGGCGCGATGAGTCTGCTGATCCGTCGCCAGAACAAAATCGGCCAGACGGACAGTACGTATGAGGATAAAACGGTCACGCTGACCACTGACTGGCAAACCATCACCTGGGAAACCGGATTGACGGCTGCCGGCGCGGACGGGCAGAACTTCAAACTTTATTCTCATCCGACAAACGGTGAAATCTGGCTCGATTCCGTCCGGGTTTTTGATATCACCGATGAAACCAACATCAAGGCGACCAGCGATGCTGTTTCGTCTCTGACCGGGACGGTGACGAACCAGGGGAACACCCTGACATCACAGGGGCAATCCATCACGGCGCTGAATAACGCGCTGGAAGGGGTCAAAGGCGATGTGGCGAAGAAGGCTGATGCGTCGGCGGTCAGTTCACTGACCAACCGGGTTACCCAGACTGAAAAGGATATCCGTAGCCAGGCCGACAGCCTGACCAGGCTGAATACATCGCTGAAGCAACAGGCAACACGGGGAGCCAATGTACTGCCGGACGGCAGTTTTGAATCCTATGCCGTCGGCGATGTTCTCAGTAATGCCCGCGCTGTTATCACCAGTGAAGCTGCGCACAGCGGGACCAAAAGCCTGCGTGTTACGCGCAGTACGGAGTACAACCCGAACGCGACGGATAATAACGATACCCATATCTTTTCTGGTATGCAGGTTCGCGATAATGCGGTCTATTACGTGGAGGCGTGGGTTAAGTTGCCGGCTGGCTCGACCGCCGATCCGACCGTTTATATGGTGCTAGGATTTTCCTTCCAGGATTCTGCCAATGGCTGGTCGTGGCCTGGCCTGAACGTGAAAGTCTCCGAGTTGTCGGTGGACAACTGGACAAAGGTCAGTGGCTATCTGACCAACAACCGAACCGCACTGAAACAGGCAATGGTGAGGATCTCCATCCCGAATACACCAAAAGTTCGCCTGGGTGACGCCTTCCTGATTGATGATCTGATCATCACTGACGTGACCGATGCGAAAGCGGCGCTCGATGCCGCCGATGCGAATGCGCAGGCGCTTTCCAGTCTGTCCGCGTCAGTCACGCAGAACGGGAAGAATATTACGTCTCAGGGCAGCGCGATCACGAAGCTGCAGTCGGATGTGACGCAACTTGGTAAGGATATCAGCGGCAAGGCCGATGCCAGCGCGCTGACGAATCTGACGACCCGCGTGACGGCTACCGAAGGCAGCCTGAAATCGCAGGGAGACAGCCTGACCAACCTGCAGAACAGCCTGAACACGACTAACAGCAATGTGGCGAAGAAGGCTGATGCAACGGCGCTGCAGAGCCTGCAGAACACCGTTGAACAGCATGGCAGGGATCTGACCACGCAAAGCAGCGCGCTGACGAACCTGGAAAACAACTTTTCCTCCCTGGCCGTTGGCGGGACCAACCTTATCCGCAATGCGGACACACTGGAGGGATGGAGCAGCCGCCACGCCACAGAGACGTATCTGGGCGACCGCGTGGCCTACACCCGGCTGGCGAAAGGTGCATCCGGTTATATCCAGCTGGATGAACAGACGCTGGATGTTACCGGGCGTACTGAATTTGTATTCAGCTTCTATGCGAAAGGTGCCTATAACGGACAGGAAATGGCGAGTTATTTTTATAACCCGTCGAACACTACCACCACGGAAACCAGCCAGGGGGTTAAAGGCGGGGCCGGTGACGGCAAGGCGGTCACGAAACTGACCACCGCATGGGCGCGTTACTGGGTGAAATGGGTTATTCCTGCCACCAGTGGCACCAAACGGCTGATTGCCGCGCGTCTGGAAAGCGCGACGTCTGCCGACAAAGAAGTCTGGCTCTGTCGCCCTCAGCTGGAAACCGGGACCGTGATGACTGACTGGTCACCGAGTCCGGATGATGCGGCCAGCGGTATTACCGCGAACACATCGGCCATTAACAGCCTCACCAGTCGGGTGACGAATGCCGAGGGGCAACTGACCGCGCAGTCTCAGAGCATCACGAATCTGCAGAACAGCCTGAACACCACCAACAACAACGTGGCACAAAAGGCCAGCGCGCAGTCGGTGAGTGATCTCACCAGCCGGGTCACCAGTGCGGAAGGCAAAATCACCTCCCAGGGGCAGGCTATCACGAAGCTGCAGGGCGATTTGAGCAGCACCACCGATAAGGTCAACACCAAAGCGGATCAGACGGCGCTTAACGCGCTGACTGGCCGGGTGGAGAAAACCGAGGCAGGCCTCACGGCAGCCAACAGCAACATCGTCAGCCTGACGGCGGCGGTGAACGCCGGGAATGCTGCCGGGGATGATTACATCCCAAACCCGTCATTTGATCCGGCGTATGACCGCATGGGTTATGACGTGGTGGAGACCACTGCTGCAGGTGTGCCGGCTGACTGCCCGTTCAGGTATGCCGTCCGGCTGGCCGGGCGAGACCATGTGCCAAAAATCAACAACATCGCTGTGACGCCGGGCGACGTTTACGAAATGTCTGCTCTGGTAGCGTGTGGTACCGGCAGCGCTGACTTTAATTTCTACATCGGTCGGGCCACCACTGCTACTGGTGGTATTGGGGCGAGAGCGTCCGGGGGAAACACCAAGACCACCACCGCGTGGAAACGAGCCACCTGGCGCTTTACTGTGCCGGCAGACACGAACTTCCTGCGACCGTTCCTGCAGGTTAATCAGAGCAGCCCGTTCGGCACTGTCTGGTACGCTGCCGACTGGCATATGCGTAACGTGACGGCGGCGAACAGTGCGCAGAAAACCGCAGATGCGACCGCAAAAGCGGTGGATTCACTGACCACCACGGTTAGCCAGCAGGGCGATACGCTCAGCAGCATCGGCACGCGGACCACCTCGCTGGAGAACAGCCTCCGGTCGACAAACGATACGGTGAGTAAAAAGGCTGACACGACAGCGGTGACGCAGCTGCAGGGCACGGTGACGCAGCAGGGGAATGACATCGCGGCAGCCAACAGCGCGCTGACAAAACTCAGCAGCGATCTGGCCACGACGAATGCGAATGTGAACAAAAAAGCGGACGCAAGCGCGATGAACACCCTGCAGAACCAGGTCACTGAGCAGGGCAAAACACTCAGTGCGCAAGGGGATTCTCTAACGCAACTTAGTAACAGCCTGAGCCAGACGGCAGCGGATATTGACGCCAGCGGGAAAATGCCGGGCAACCTCATTGTCAACGGCAGTTTTGAGCGCGGCGCGGCGGGCTTTACCGGCTGGAGCAGTACCGCGACGGTGGCCGATTTACAGGTTCCGCATTCGGGTAACAAGGCGCTGAAAATGTCCGCCGGCCAGTCGAACCTGGTCGGGCAGGAAATCAGTATCACGCAGGGTCGTACCTACCGCATGGGGGTATGGGCGAAGCAGGAGCCGGGAACCACGATTAAAGATGCGGGTAACACGAAGTTTCGTGTGGCCGACAGCACTGGCCTGCTGGTCGGCTCAAACTACGGACCGTTTAGTTCTGGCTGGCAACTGGTAACGTTTGACTGGAAAGCCACGAAGACCACGACGGCCAGTTTCCAGCTGACGACCTTCCTCAGCGCGGGGGCAATGTATTTCGATGATTTCCATGTCCTCGATGTTACGGATGAAAAGGATATCGCAGCTAATGCCGGGGCCATTTCTCAGATGAATACCCGCGTCACCGCTGCTGAAGGGGCTATCACCACCCAGGCGCAGCAGCTGACGAAACTCAGCGGCGATCTGGCCGTCACGAATGCGGCGGTCAGTAAGAAGGCCGAGCAAAGCGCTGTCACCGGGTTGACCACCCGGATGACGTCTGCCGAGGGTAAACTGGATTCGCAGTCGCAGCAGCTCACCAGTCTGCAGAACAGCCTGACCACGATGAATACTGAGCTGGGTAAAAAGGCTGACACGTCCGCGGTGAGTTCACTGACCGGTCGCGTAAGCCAGGTGGAAAACACCATCACCAGCCAGTCGCAGAGCATCACGTCGCTGACCAGCACCATCAATACCATCCGCACTCAGGGAGCTAATCCGTGGGTTGACGGTACGTTTGAAAGCTACAGCGATGGCCAGGTGCTGGGCGGGAACGGCACAGCCGTTGTGGTGGCGTCTCAGAAATTCACCGGCAATAAGAGCCTGCAGGTGAGTCGAGGAGCGAACAATAACGGCAACAGCGATAAACAGCTTGGGAGCTGGCAGTCAGTCCGTGAGGATGCGAAGTTCCGGTTTGAGTTCTGGGCTATGATGCCGGCGGATCAGGCGCCATCCTCCGGGTGGACAACGCTGGTCGGCATTAACTCACTGAATGCTGCCGGTCAAAACTCCTGGCAGTCGGCGGTCACTGTCAGCGAAGCCGCTCTTGGTGCGCGTGATAAGTGGGTGAAATTTACGGGTATTGCCAGTAACAACGGGGGTGGGAGAACACGCGCAGTGGTCTGGATCTCTACCCGTGGCGCCTCCGGCAGCGGCACCCCCGGTTATTCGCTGTATATCGACGATCTGGTTATCACGGATGTTACCGATGCGAAAGCTGCACAGGATGCCTCTGACGCGACGGCGAGTGCCGTGAGCGGTCTGACGGCTCGCGTAACGGATGCTGAAGGGAAAATCACCGCCCAGGCGCAGCAGCAGACGGCACTGGCCACGAAAGTGGATAATGCCAACTCCCGCGTCGATAACATGGCGAAGACGCTAAGCGACAGCCAGAGCACACAGGCCAGCCTGAATACCTCGCTTCAGTCGCAGATTGACGCGCAGGCGGCCGCCAACATCAAAAACCAGACGACGCTGGACAACACGATTAAATCGGTGGCCAGTATCACCAGTACCCAGCAGACGCATGCAACGGCACTGGAGGCGCTGGCAACGCAGCAGACGACCCTGACATCCAGTGTCGGGGATCTCAGCGCTTCCGTTCAGAACACCGCCAAAACCGTGGCGGATGTGAATGGTACGGTGAGTTCGCTGTGGTCGATGAAGGTTGAGACGGTTAACGGGAAGAATGGTTGGCGCGGGGATTACGCTGGGCAGCAATGGTGAAACGAGCGACATGATCCTCTACGCTGACCGCTTCTCGCTGTTTAACCGTAATAATGCGACGGCTGTTCCGGTGATGGTTGCCGAAGGCAATGAGCTGTATATCGATACGGCACGTATCAAAAACAGTTCCCTGACCTCAACCAAAATCGCGGACGGTTCCATCACGAACGCGAAGATCGGCAACGAGATCCGCTCGAATGACTTTGTTGACGGGTCACGCGGCTGGCGTATCGCCAAGGATGGCTCTTCGCAGTTCAACAACGTGATCGTTCGCGGTGCGGTTTATGCGACTGACGGCTGGTTCCAGGGTACGGTATATGCGAACCACATCGAGGGCGACATCGGGTCATTTGCGATCAACATCGCTCAGCACCGCACGCGCAAGGTGCCGAAGGCTACATGGCAGTGGTTTGAGCTGGCCCGGTTCCGGCGGCAGAATTTCGACCAGGTGATCAATATTCGCGGTGGACTCCTCCAGACGGATAGCATCACTATCGACGGCGGCGCGAAACTCAGAGCGGGGATGTCCTACGCGCCAGGGGCTGACGGCGGACTGAATCCTGGCTATCTGTCGTATGCAATGCTTCTTCGTGGCACAGGCGCTACGTCTGGTGGCGGCAGTATGGAGCTAGGCATTGAGCTTATGTATGAAACAGGTGGAGCAACACGCCTGTTAACGGCGCAAGAGTCAATGAACGTAGACAACATGTCATTTGTCGTCCCTGCCGGTACTGGCGACGCTGTTCTGCGATATGGCTGTTACCTGGACCGTAACGGACAGATGGTATTAACCATCCTCTCAAGATTCGACGCCTTCGCCGCGCGCAATAACAACGTAATTCGCGGTTCATCAACCTGATAACAATATATGGCCCCGCAAGGGGCCTTTTCTTTTTCCAGGGAAAACCATCCAGGAGGAACTTTATTATGGCGATGTATGAAGTCGGTACCGTCACGGGTGCCGCGTCGCAGGCACGGGTGACAGGTGCGACAACAAAATGGTCACAGGAGGCGCTGGGGATACTGCCCGGGTCGATTCTAGTGGTCTACCGCAGCGGTAGTGCTGACCTGTATGCGATCAAATCCGTGGACAGCGACACGCAACTGACGCTGACCCGGAATATCACCACCGCATTTTCCGGTGCCAGTTACGGCATTATTACCGCTGAAACCGCCAGCACCTCGTCGTTTGCTAACCAGCTGGCCAGCGCGTTTGCATTCTGGCGTAGTGTAGTGGAGGGCTGGTCGATGGCCCTGACCGGCAGCGGCAATATCACCCTGACTGACCCGATCACAGGAAAGCAGGTGACCGTGCCGGCGATAGCCGGGATGGCGAAGGCCTCGGATCTTAACGCGCTGGCAAAACTCACCGGAGGAAACAAACTCGACGGCTCGCAGGTTATAACCAGCGATAATACCGGTTTTATACTCGGTAAGAACTCAGATCTGGCTCTGCTCAAAAAACAGGGGCAAGGCGGGACAATTGCCGTTGGCTCGGGAACACCGTTTAGGGTTCAGCGTTCAAGAGCGACCACTGTATCACCGGCAGACACCTTTGATGACATCCTCGTTATTGATGCCAACAACCGAACGACACTACATGGCGCGCTGATTGCCGGCGGCGACATCGACAACACGACGAAGGGGTTGCTGTATACCCAGGCGATTGAGCTGTCGATGAACACGCCATACATTGACTTTCATCATAACAAAAGTGCTAACGACTACACCGCACGCCTCATCACTACAGCCGCAGATCAACTTAGTGTTCAGGGAAGCCATCTACGGGTAGACAGAGACCTGCGGGTGGGGCAAGCGGCCGACATCGGCAGCTGGATGCAGTGTCGCTATGACTGTGTGTCCCAGCAGACCGACTTCGGTTCCCCTGCCATTGGCGCGTTGATTTCCGGTGGCAAAGTCCGGTCCCGCATGTCAGGGCGTGGAGGAAACGGCGATACGGCTGGAGCGTGGGGTGGTTTCTACCTTGAAGAATACGTTGGGTACAACCACCGGGTGGTACTGTATATGGACGGTTTCGGCCGAAAAGATGCCTGGCTATTTTACACCGGAGGGACAATCTCCACCCCTAAAGGCGATGTTATGACCACTGGCTCAGACGTGCGGCTGAAAAAGGATTTTACGGAATCCCAGGAAGGGGCCTCCAGGCGTATTAACGCGCTGGGGATATGTGAGTTCAACATGAAAGGCGAAACACGCCGTAGGCGTGGATTTATTGCTCAACAAGCTGAAAAAGTTGACCCGATTTACACCTTTCAAAGCGGCGATGTAGAAATTGATGGCGAGAAGATCAATATCCTTAACGTAGACCATACGGCCATCATAGCGGATCTTGTTCTTACGGTGCAGGAGTTAACAAAACAAGTGCGTGATTTGAACAAGCAGGTTCAAACAAAAGAGTACTGATTGAGAGAAAATAGGTTATCAAAACTCGGATAATTTATCATGTAATCAGCATGTTAGAATTAACATAAAAAATGGTTCTAGACAAGTGTTCAGAAACATATTTTTTTAAAAAAATCAAAGGATTAAGAGCAATGCAGAGAACTACTGCTGCGCCACATGCAGTGGTTCGAAGCCGCAGACCTGATCGTCAAAGGCATGGAAGGCGCTATCGCCGCCAAGACCGTGACCTATGACTTCGAACGTCTGATGGAAGGCGCTAAACTGCTGAAATGTAGCGAGTTTGGCGACGCGATTATCGCGAATATGTAATCCCATTGATGGATTAAGTAAAAGCGGGAGCCGATGGGCTCCCGTTTTTTTTCGCCTTCAGGCAATTATTCTGCCGGACGCTTGAAGCATTAGGCGATGGCGAATGTCCCGCAGCGCAACGTTCAACAAAGCTATATACCTCATGACAGGGAGAGATCCATTTGCCGTAAGAGCTCGCATGAAAACGGATTGCACGCCAGGCGTCATACTGATGGCCCGACCGGCTTAAACCGGGGCCGTTCGGCGAAAATGTGCTGTAGCCTAAACTCAGGCTATCCGCGCACTTTCAGATTAAACAGCCGGGACAGCGCCGCTTTGCCGCTATCCGTCACTTGTACTTCCCGATATCCCGGTGCGCGCGTTATCCATCCTTTTTGCAGGAACAGCGTCATTAGCGCCGAGCCGGCGTCGCCTCCCAGATGAAAACGTCTTTCGCTCCAGTCGAGACAGGGGCAGCAGGGCTTACGCCGTGGGCGGGCGTTCAGTACTGCGCCAAGGCGTTCAAGCTGGGTTTTACCGGCTGACGTCAGGGCCAGGCCATCTGCCGCCAGCCATTTTTCCCTCAGCATAAATTCATAAATATTGACCGCCAGCTCGCCCGCCAGATGGTCGTAGCAGGTGCGTGCGTAACGAAGATTAACCGGCGTGCTGGGGAGAAGCGTCTTATGCGCCTGCATAGAGACGCCCATCAGGTTTTCCAGCAGCCCGGCAATATGCGAGCCCGCCAGGCGGTAATAGCGGTGGCGCCCCTGCGCGAGACACACCACCAGTCCGTTGCTGAGCAGCCGGGCAAGATGGCCGCTGGTGGTGGAGGCGGACACCTCGCGACCGTACTGAGTTCGGTTGCCGTCCATGCGCGCCCGTCCATCAGCGCGCAGAGAATACTGACCCTTGACGAGTCAGAGAGGGCGGAGGCCACCATCGCCATAGCGGTTTCCAGCGCCTCCTCTGGCTCACTGTCTTGCTGCGGTTTCAGGAGATTCATTCAGAAAGTATGGCCCATTTTTTGGTCACTTCCGCTGCCCGGGCGTCATCATCGGTAAGGAGAATGAGCCGGTTACGGTGGTCGCTGTACTGTACCAGAATATTAATACCATTATGGGCCAGGGTGTCCGCGATGTCTCCCAGTTCCCCAGGACGTTCCTGAGGTAACTTTCGTATCAGAGGACGGCATACATTGCTGACCGTAAAGCCGGCCTCGGTCAGCACCCTGCGGGCTGTCTCACCGTCTTCCACCAGAAAATGCGCATGTCCTGCATCAGGCGTGGTGAATACGCCGCCGCCTTCGAGCCCCACGCCGTTGTTACCCAGCGCCATACCCATTGCGCCAAGCGAGCCCGGCGAGTTGCTGAGAATCACGTGAATGTCATACATCTGACTGTGCTCCCCGATCCGATGCGTAATCCCGGAACACGCGGGCTACGCGTATTCTGTAATATGAAAAAATCGATGCTTTGCCTTCGCGCTGGGCAGCCAGATGCCGCTCATTTTGCTGCCAGTTGGCCACCGAGGCTTCATCTTCCCACCAGGATAGCGAGAGGATTTTGCCGGGCGTACTCAGGCTCTGAAAGCGCTCAATGGCAATAAACCCCGGCGTGTCTGAAAGCAAAGGCGTCAGCCCGGCCGCCAGCTGAAGATATCTTTCCTGTGCTTGTGGTAAGGCGTCGGCCTCAAAAAAGTACCGCAATCATAAGTCTGCTCCGTGGTGAATTTCCCGGCAGTCTACTGACGGCCAGAGCAGGAAGCTTCGGTGTGCAGCGAAATATGCCTGGCAGGAGATCAACGATTGCAACGGAAATGCTCCCAGGCGTTATTGCGATGGTGAATAAAAAAAGAACGCCAGCCATGCGATACGGCAGCCTGAGCGCACAGGGCTGGCTGAGTTTTAGTGAAATCGCGATGTGGGGAGATAAACCCTGACGGCTGCGGCTATCGATGAAAGCGATCGCGACGGGCAGTACGGGCGGGAAAGCCGTTTTACTGACATGCAGAATATGAACCCGGAAAACGCTCGCCCGGACTAGCGAAGCGCCGCCGGGCGATAATCGAAAGAGCACGTTGTCTGCCACCGGTCACGCCTTCAGGCTCCGCGCTCTCCTCGGGCGTGGATTTTTNCCTTAGCCGGGAGACCTGCGTCTCGCCTACTGTGCATGGCG